CAGCAGTCCAACTAGATCCACCATATTCTTCTGTAGAAGCTACACCTGCAGTAGTATAACCACCACACATTAAAGCTGCTGTTTGTATTCCAGCTCCACCTGCAGAAGCTCTTCCTGATATTAATGCTGCACCACTTGTCCATGCCTCAATAGCAACAACACTTTTAAAAGTATCACTATTTGTGTTGTACCAAACTTGACCCTCAGAAACTGAATCACTAGGATCAGTTGTTACTGCCTGAATCGATCGTCCATGTATTTTTCTATATGTTGTCATAATTAACTCGTTGTAAAATCTGTTATATTAGCAGCTGTTGTTTCTCCTGTAAATTCTTCTGTTGCTGTTCCACGACTTGGGACTGGTGCACCACCAAAAGCTAAAGCAGAGGATCCTGAACCTGAAGCTCCATCATGTGAACCAGCTCCTGATCGTCTTGCTTGTGCTAAACTTGGTCTAGTTGACCAACTTGTTCCATCGTATCCTTCTGTAATAGATAAATCTGCTGTATTGTAGCCAGTAAAAACTAAAGCATCTGTTTGAATACCATCACCAGCAGGTACAGTTATTATATTATTCATATTATTTCCTTCAGACCAAGAAGTTCCATCATATTCTTCTGATTTATTAGTATAAGTTGGTCCACTTATCTCACCACCAAATGCTAATCCTGCAGTTTGTAATCCACATCCCGCATGACCATATCTACCTGTATTCATGTTTCCACCACTAGTCCAAGAGGTCCCACCGTACTCTTCTGTAGCATTACTTGCTGTTCCTCCAGGTCCTGAAACATATCCCCCATAAGCTAAAGCTGCTGTTTGTATTCCTAAACCCGCATATGTTCTTCTAGCAGTAGATAAAGATCCACCTGCTGTCCAATTAGTACCATCATATTCTTCTGTTGCACTTAAATTTGAACCATTGTAGCCACCATAAACAACTCCAGCTGTTTGTGATCCAGCACTTCCCATTTCTTTTCTTGAAGTGCCTATATCAGTTACTTCACTCCATGCACTTCCATTATATTCTTCGACATTTCCTGCATAGCCCGGATCTAAATCTCCACTAATTGCAGCTCCTGCTGTTTTAGTTCCAAAGCCTCCTAAATCTCTTCTACCAGTGTTTAAAGCTCCGCCACTAGCCCATGCTCCAGCGGTTATTGTATTTGTTGATGCTGTAAATTCTTCTGTTGTTCCAACAGCAGAACCAGAGTTTCCAGCACTAGCTAATCCAGAACTAGAACTATCCCCTGCTCTTGTAAGATAAATTCTTGCAGTTGCCATTGAAGGTTTATTAGACCATGACGTTCCATCATAAGATTCAGTTGCAGCACTATTACTTCCAGTGCCTCCACCATAGATTAAATTTGAAGTTGAAGTTCCTGATCCAGCTAAACCATATCTAGCTGTGTTGATATTAGGAGTGCTTGAAAAAGAAGTTCCATTATATTGTTCTGATGCGTTTGAGTTACCATAACTTGGAGGGACAGAACCTCCAGCCATTATAGCTGCGGTTTGTGTTCCAAACCCAGATAAAAATTCTCTTGCAGTGGACATTGAACCACCTTCGGTCCAACTTGATCCATCATATTCTTCTGAACTAGATAATCTATTTGTAAATGTAGGAGGACCACTTGCACCACCTGCTACAAAAAAAGCAGTTAGTGTTCCTGCGGCAGCTCCTCTTATTCTAGCGTCTCCTGAGTCTGGAATACTTGACCATGATGATCCATCATAAGTATAAGCTTCATTATTAAATCTCCCCGTTGGACCACCTGGAGGAGGAGTTAAACCTCCTTTACATATTGCTGCAGTTTGTGTGCCTGCTAGTTGTGCTATTAATTCCATCGCTGTTGGTATTGACCCACCAGCGGTCCAACCTGAACCATTATATTCTTCAAAAGTTGCAAGTCCACCTCCTGCTCCAGATAAAGCAGCAGTTTGTGTTCCAGTCCCTCCTAATTGATCCATGGCTGTGTTCATCGGTGCAGAACTAGTCCATGCTTCAACAACACCTAACCCTCTAAGCTTACCATCAGTAGAATTGTACCACATCTGACCTGTTTTAGGCTCAGGTGGGTTAGAAGTTACTACGGTAATCTTCTGCCCTACTAGATCTTTATAAGCAGCCATGTATCTCCTTAATTATTCTTTAAGAGCCAACCTTGTGTGCTGTCTACATAGACTAAAGTATTTGCTGCTCTTTCTGTTGATACTGTCAAAGGATCTGTTGATCCTGCAATTTTTTCTGAACCGTTTTGATCGATTGTTAGAGCATTTGAATCAAATGTTCCTGCATAATCTATAAAGGAAACTTCATCTCCAATACTACCTGCAGGTAAATCCATTTCTATTGCTCCAGAACTTGTGTCTATAAAATAACCTTCACCCGCTGTTGCTGTGAAATTAGAAGTTTTTACTGCTTGCCATGAAGTACCACCTGATACTTCAGCAAATGATAATTGACCAACTGCTGTTGTACCTGAACCTGTAATACTAGCTACTTTTAAAAATCTATCTGCTGTTACATTTCCAGTAGGAAATTTAAGTTCATACGACTGCCCAGAGCTATGTGGAGGTGACGTAAGTTTAATCCCGTGGGAGTTAGATTCACAATTAAGTTGAATTGAACCTGGGTTTGTTGCACCCATTGCTTCGATTACACCAGTTCCTTTTGGTCTTAAACGTAAATTAAGGTTTGAGTCATCTCCAACTGCACCAATTTGTGCACCAGCACCTGTAGCAGCGTTTGTAATATCTATGTGGTTTACAGCAGAACTAGTTGTTTCAAAAATTAATTGTTCTGCTCCATTTTCATCTCTGATACCATGAGCATCATCAAAATCTATCATGAAAGAATTAGTATCTAAATTACCACCTAGTTGTGGTGAAGTATCATCAACAACATCACTAGCTAAAGATATTGTAGAAATATTTGGGTTAGTTCCATCATCTGCTTTTGCATATGCAATTACAGTTTTACCACTTGCAACTGCAGCTGAAGTTCCTGTTCCTGTAGCATATTTAAATGTTACAGTTTGAGAACCTGATGTTGCATTTTTTAAAAAGTAAAAGTTTTGAACATCTAAAGGTATTGTTACATTTCTTGCTCCTGTTAAAGAACCTGTAAATTCTATAATTCTATGTGAAAGAGTTGCACCAGTTGAACCATCAGATACTGAAAGAGTTGTGTCTCCTGAATCAGAGACAGCTTGAGTTGTATAACCACCAGATATTTGTTCGATGATTTGTAAATTTGTATTAGTTTTTGTACCCCAAGTTCCTGCGTTTTCACCAGTTGCTTGAAGTTCTACACCTAATGGTGTGTATGTTGATGCCATATTTTTCTCCTATGCAGCGTCACTATAACTTGTATTTGATCCAGTTGCAACATCCGAATAAGTGTCGTTCGAACCCGTTGAAACATTACTATAAGACGTATTTGAGCCAGTGTCAACATCGCCATAAGCAAATATATCTACAGCTCCAATACTAAATGTTGCAGATAGGCTATCTAATCCAATAGTCATATCATTTATAGAAAGAGAGCCAACACTAGCGCTAAATGATTGACCAGTTAATCCTAGACCTTCTTCTATCGTTAAAGAGCCAACACTAGAAGTTATACTTAAACTTGATGGTTGAACTATAGCACCACCTAATCCTATAATACTTCCTAAACTAAATTCTGCTGATACCCCAGATAATTGAACTACATCATTTGGTATTATAACACTACCAACACTAGCACTAAAAGATACACCAGTTAACGAAGCTTCTGTTGTAGAACTCGCTGTTGCAGTTCCTTGTTCAGAGGTAATTGATAAACCAGAAACAATTACTGTTTCATTTGGTATTACTGCTGTTCCTTGACTTGCGGTAAACTCTTGACCTGTTAAACCAATAGTCAGGTCGTTTACTGTTACAGATCCAACCGAACTCGTTATAGATTGACCTGTCAATCCTACCTGCATATCAACCACGGATACTGAGCCGATAGAAAAAGATGCAGATAAACTTGTCTCTAATACAACAGGAACAAAAGCCTCTCCTTGAGAAGCTGTGATTTCAAAACTTGTGGGTGTAATTATTTGATCTGGAACATCTACTGAACCAACATTAGATGTTATTGATAAACCAGTTGGAAATATTGTTACGTCTTTAAGTTCGCCCCACTCACCATCATTCCAGGCTTGTGCACCCCAACCTGTTTTAAAAGTTGTATCTTCACTCCAATAAGCTTGGCCCCAGGTAAACCTGCCCCATCCTGAGTTTACCGACATGGTCGGCCTCCTATGCTAGTCTAATGATTGCTGTAGTCGCTGCTGCTGCTGGAAACTCAATTTTAAAAGTTCCATTACTTGCTGTTTTGTCACCACCAAATGCAATTGCACAAACAGCATCAGTAGTGCTTGAACCACCATCTGTTGTTGTATTATAGATTAATGCAGCGTTTGCAGTAAAAGATGCAGAAGTAAAAGTTACGTCAGCAAAATCTGTAAATGCTGTAGTTGAAGATAATGATACTCCTGAGTTAGTAAGAGTTGCACCACCTGCAGTATATGCCGTTCCAGATGTATTTGTAATTTCTTCTGATGTTGAATAATCTGTTGTAGAAGCACCTAAAGTTGCGTCACTATCAAATAAAGCAATCTTAAAAGTGTGACCACCTGAAGATTCAAAACTGTGTTTACCTTGTAAAAGTTCTTGTTTAAAACTTGAACATATTGCGCTTGTATTTGCCATAACTTATCTCCTACGGGTTTGGTGAGTTTATTGGAATACGAACAGCGCCATCAGTATAGTCATCTCTTCGTCTTCTACCAATTTGCTCACTAGCAAACTTTTGTACTTCTTGTTTATACTTATTTTCATACAAAGTCAACATATCCATTGGACCTTTTAAAAATGCATATGCTTCTGATAAACAACAGTATAACAAACCATTTGGAAAGTTCATACTAATATAATTAGTGTTATCGCCCTCTAAAAGATCAGGGGCTTTATTAAAATGCACTCTAAATCTATAAGTTGTGTTTGGAACTGGCGCTACAAATATTCTACCTGATGTAGTGTCAGACTCTCCTGTAGCACCACCAAACATAGCATAATATTTAGGTTGACCTTGAGCTGCCGATGTACCTGTTACATCTTGATACTCTTGAAGATATGTTACATCTTTCTTTTCTAACCATCTATTAGCTCCTGTAATTTCTGATCCTGCTGTATCATAAACTTGTATGCCTCTAATAAACACAGCTCCTGCAGGACAGTTAATAGACTCCTGACCAGCAACAAAATTACCAAGTTGTTGTTTTCTATCTGCATCAATAGGCACATCTCTAAAAATTCTATATTGTGCATTTAAAATAATATTTTCTAAAACAGAATCTGATAAAACGTTAGAATCTGTTTCTGTATAACTTCTTATTTGTGTTTTTAATCCTGATGCACTTAATCCTGCCATTATGCTACTATCTCCTGACAAGCTTTACAGCTTTTTCTAAATCTTAAATGACTTGAACAATGTTTTGGTTTGTAGACTGGAACATCTGGTTTTGGGGTTTTTAAATATAGTTCTGAATGTTCATCCATATCCTCTGGACATGCACATTGTTTAATACCAATTAGTTTACAAATAAAATTTTTTATTTTTTTAATCATGGTGTTATCGTAACTGGCCCTGCAGACACAGTTGGTCCTCCTGATTCTTCTGTTATACTAGGAGTTGAACCTAGTGTAAACGTATATTTATTTGTTGTGGTTACTGTTATACTAAAACCTGAGGAATTTTCATAGGCCGTAAAAGCTACACCTCCAGGGCTTCCCTGCACGTTTCTAAATCTTACAGTGTCGCCTGAAGTTCGCCCATGATTATTTTCAGTTACAGTTATTGTTGTTGACGATGCTGTAGTAGAAAACGGATTATTACCTAACATAACAGCAACTGCTGGTTCTGTTCTATCTATTCTAACATGTCTTAAAGAAATCCCATCAGCACTACTTGGTTTTGGTTCTAGTTGTGGCTGTTTTGGTTCAAACTCTGATACATGAACTAATGATCCATTCCATTCTCTAACCATCTCTCGATATGGAAATTCTAAACCAGATCGATCTGATATTGCTTTAGCGTATTTACCTGTAGCGTATTTAGTCATTATGCTCCTGGATAATAAGTTTTAGGTGTTATGTGTGTGCTAGACGCAGAACCATCTTCTGCTAACGCTCTAGCAAATTCATCTTCATAAGCAAGTTTCATAGCTTGAATCATTTGTGGTTGATATTTTTGTGCTAAATAATATGCAAGTCCTGACACCATGCAAGGTACAAATCTAAATGGAACATCAGTTGCATTAGTATAATCCCCTACATCTTGTATTCTTTTAATATAATAAAAATGCATATCTTTAGATGCATTAGTTGAATCTGGTGTTGGATAAACATGTATTCTAACTTTATCAATAAATCTTTCTACCCAATATTGATTAGGAGTTCCTTTTGATAATTTATTTGAAAAACCTGCATAAGTTGATCTATCTACTTTTGTCATTGGCGAGTCTGATTGTGTGGTTTGAGTTCTATTAGATCTTAATTGTGCTTCAAGAATATCAGATACACCATAAACTCCATTAGGAGTAGAGGTAGCACTTGTGCCATCTCCACTAGATCTAAAAAAATCATATTCGGCCTGTCCTTCAATTAAATCTAAATCAAGTTCATCTATTTCCCAATAGTGAATACCCCTATTACCCCATTCTTGAAGTAGTATATTAAGAGATCTTCTTGCAGATTTTAATTGATAACCAGCAACATTTTGTAAACCAATACGTTCAAAAGACTCCTCTACTATTTCATCAATAGCAAAAGTTTTATCGAACGTTGCTGTTCCCGAAGTAGTATTAGCCATTTAAACTCCTACGATTCGTAAACTTTAATCCATTCACAAACAATTGTACCTGTATCTCCACTTGTGCAAGCTGGTAAAACTACATTTACATCAGCATCCCACTGCATTCTAATTGCATCAGCTGGTGCTGTTACAGAAACATTAAATCTAACTTTATTTAGTCTTACAGTTTTACAAGTTTTACCATTATTTGAATTTAAACCAGATACGTCAACTATTTTAGTTGTGCTTCCTGTTGAATCAGAAACCACATTGTAGTGAGTAATAAGTTTTTTTGCCCCATCAAATACAGTTGTATTTAACACTGTGTCTGCCATGTTTTCCTCCTTTTAAAGAGCGCCTGCATCACCAGGCGCTCCGAGTTAATTTATTTATTAAAGTTCAGTACTAGCTGTTCTCTCTTTACCTGCTGAAATGTAATCTAAAGTCATTACTTTTGCAGCGGCTGCACCGTTTTGAATTGCAAATGAAACAGCCAACTCTTCGTCGTCTGGAGCATTTGTATTCACACCAGTTCCAACTTTTACATTATCTTTGTAAACGTGAAACTTTCTGTCTTTTGGATCATAATAGAATCCTAAAGTCATGAAAGTATCGTCAGCTGCAGTTCCAGCAGAGATTGATGTTTCTGTGCTGTCTTTTTTAATAATTAGATTTATTGAAGTTGATCCATCATCTTTTTCAAAGAAGATTCCATCAGTTACACCATCAATGATTGTTGTATCAGTTATAATTAAACCAATAGCAAAATCAGATTGTGTAGCGTCACTAACTTTAAATCTAGTTTTAAAGTACAGACCTTTTGCAGCTTCGTATTTGAAAGATTCAATTACGCCACCTGAACCGCCAGCCCATTGAAACTCATCAGAGTCATTGTCTGCCGCATCGTTTGTTACAACTAATAAACCGCCGTC